AGGTTTTACAAGTGTTCTGGCCTACTATGTTGCAAGGCAGTCCTGATGCAGCGCGAACAGTCCTCCACACAATCGCAGACATTCGCAAGCTAATGGGACTTGATGCGCCTGTCCAACTTGAACACGGTGGCAATGGAACTCCAATTAGGCATGAGGTAGTAAGTGTAGAGATTGGCGACGTTACAAACGCCCTACGGGTCTTGGCAGATGTTGGGGCCATCAGGATGGAATCCAATGGACACCAACCTGACCTTGCCTTGGGCGGAATACATCCCGCACCAGCCGACTCCTAAACAATTAGCATTTCTGATGCTTGACGTTCCTGAAGCGTTGTACGGTGGCGCAGCAGGAGGCGGAAAGAGCGATGCTTTACTCATGGCTGCGTTGCAATACGCTAATGTGTCAAACTACTCCGCTCTGCTGCTTAGACGCACGTATGCAGATCTATCTCTACCGGGGGCGTTAATGTCTCGTGCGTTTGAATGGCTTATGCCGACAGATGCGCGTTGGCGCAATCACGAAAAGACTTGGGTGTTCCCCTCCGGTGCGACACTTACGTTTGGCTATCTGGACAGCGTTGGAAGTGAATACAGGTATCAATCTTCGGAGTTTCAATACATAGGTTTCGATGAGTTGACGCAATTCCGCGAAGTGCAATATCGCTATTTATTCAGCCGCTTGCGGAGACTTGAAGGACAGCAAGTTCCATTGCGAATGAGGTCAGCATCGAACCCAGGCGGGATAGGCCACGAATGGGTGCGGAGCCGCTTCGTAGACACCCAACAGCAGGAAGTTCACGATCCAGCTACGCCCCTGTTTATTCCAGCTTCGTTGCCTGATAACCCCTACCTCGACCAAACAGCTTATCTTGCCTCGTTGGAGCAATTAGATCCTGTCACCCGCCAGCAATTACTGAACGGGGATTGGACAGCTAGGCAAGAGGGAAACTTGTTCAAACGCGGATGGTTTCCTGTGGTGGAGGAATTGCCAGTTACACGAAACAGATCAGTGCGCTATTGGGACTTAGCCGCAACTGCACCACGACCTGGCATTGATCCAGACTACACAGCAGGCGTTCGTGTAGACCATGCGAATGACGGCTTGTACTACATCGTAGACGTTCAACGGATGCGGGGGACTCCTTCAGAAGTTGAGCATTTGATACACCAAACCGCTATGATGGATGGAGATTCGACAGCGATTGTCATTGAACAAGAACCTGGCGCAGCTGGCGTGAATACTATCTACCATTACGTGACACGCGTGTTATCCGACTTCCACGTTAGAGGCCAGCGAGCAACAGGATCTAAAGTCGAGCGAGCGAATCCTGTCAGCAGTCAAGCAGAGGTGGGCAATATACGCCTCTTGCGCGGCCCCTGGCTCAGTGCCTTTCTGGACGAGATTGAGGCGTTTCCTGTAGGAAGCCACGATGACCAAGTCGATGCTATGTCGGGGGCTTTCATGCGGTTGCGAGGCATACATTCGCCAGAACCTCTTGTGCATCAGTTAACGGGAAGGCGTCCTATTCGGCCCGAAGATAACCCATTGGGACTTGATCCCGACAACCCGATTTATTGGGATAACTAGGAGGTATACAGAATGGTTCTGTTCAGTGCCAATGGTCTTGACCCTGTTGCCGAATCGCTTATGCGGTGGATACAGCAACAAGCTGACGATAGGCGCGTAGATTACGAACTAACCCGACGCTACTACCAAGGCGATCACGATACAGCGTTGACTGATCGCTTGAAGAAATTCTTACCACCACGCCTGCAATTCCGCGATAACTTTATGAATGTGGTAGTTGACAGCCTAGCTGAACGATTACGTGTTATCGGCTTCGACAGCAACGAGTCTGATCTAGGTGAATGGGCCTGGGATCTATGGAGTGCTAACCGCATGGACTACACCCAGAACGTAGTTCACACCGAAGCCATTATGATCGGCGACAGCTACTTGCTGTGCGATTGGGACATGGAGCATGAACGTCCTCGTTGGACGCACCAAATGGCTGAAATGATCGTACCTCATTACGACGAAAATACTCGCATGATCGATTGGGCAAGCAAGAAGTGGTTACAACGTCCGCAAATCGGCGAAGAACCTGAAACTCGCTTGAACCTTTACTATCCTGATCGTGTAGAAAAGTACGTCGCAAAGGGTGGCGTTTGGCAGCGTTATCAAGACGAAACTGACGAAGCTTGGCCTGCATCGTGGCTAGACCGCAACGGTCAGCCTCTGGGAATCCCTTTCATTCACTTCAAAAATAACCCGATGGGATTGGATTTCGGACAGTCTGAGATACTAAATGTAGTACCTATGCAAGATCTACTCAACAAGTCGTTGATTGATCTGACGATGATCCTCGACACTCTAGCCTTTCCGCAACGCTACACATTAAACGTTAATCATGGCGCATCCCGACTGGACATATTGCCAGGAAGCGTCACTGAATTTCACAGCGAATACGATGGAGGCCAAGTTGGACAATGGGCGGCGGCGAACGTAGACAGCCCACTACGCGCCATAGAATCGCTTGTACAACACATAGCTGGAACGACGCGAACACCCCAACATCTATTCCAGATCGTCGGTGGTATGCCTAGCGGTGAAGCCTTGAAAACGTCTGAATCAGGTCTGGTAAATAAAGCCAAGCATCGCATGATTAACTTCGGCAATTCCTGGGAAGATGCGGTCATTATGGCTGTGCGAATACAGGAAGCTTTCGGATCTAATGCCCCTGCATTGCCTGACAATAACCAATTCGCAACTACCTGGGATGATCCCGAAACTCGCAACGAGCAAGCGCACCTAGAGGCGTTAAAGTCCAAGATGGAGTTGGGCATTACCAAACATCAGCTATGGCGTGAAATGGGCTATACGCAAGAACAGATCGACACGATGGATGAAGATGCGACGAACGAAAGGGCTGCAGACAGCAACATCGGGGCTGAGATATTGCGCAGCTTCCAAACAGGTGAGATCTAAATATGCCAGCTTCTGACGCACAAGAGGCTGTTCAAGATATGGCAAAGCGATTGGCAGCGATGGAAGCTAATGCAGCCAATCTCATTATCGAGTCTTATCGACCAGTTGACCGTAACATTCGCGCAGATATCGGGCGCGTTTCTGCATTAGCTCAGAAGCGCAAACTGAAACCCTGGCAGATCATGCGAATGACTGCGATGACTACGTTGCGGGCGCAAGTCGTTGGCGAATTAGCGATCTGGCACAGCGTGGTAAATGGAATCGTCACTGATGGACAACGTGCAGCTGTCGGGTTGTCACAAACAGGGACGCGCCAAATAGCGAACGCGGGACTTCCACGAGGTATCAAACTAGACAATCTCGCGCGTGTAGGAATCGAATGGAACCGTTTGCCTGTCGAGGCTTACCGCAACTTCGTAGGAATCGCTGGCGATGGAAAGCCGATAGGCAACTTATTGACCCGATACGGCGCAGAAAATGCAGCGCGGATCGCTGATGATATTGGAAGTGGAATAGCGCAGGGTAAAAGTCCACGAGAAGTGGCGAGATTAGCGTCCAGAGCCACAGGAGTGCCTTTGTCGGAAGCATTGTTGATAGGACGTACTGAAATCAATAGAGCGCACCGAGAAGCGACGAGACTGAGTTATGTGGCAAATAGTGATATTGTCAAGGGTTACAAACGATTAGCTGCGAGGGATGACGTAACCTGTATTGCCTGCATCGCTTTAGATGGAACGTTATACGAAAATGAGGAACCTCTGGACGCGCATCCTAACTGCCGATGCGCGATGGTTCCAAATACGCTAACCTACGAAGATATGGGTCTGGATATTCCAGAACCTGATGCGCCTGAATCTGCACAAGCATGGTTTCGCAAACAGCCTGAATCAGTCCAACGAGACATGATGAAGCCTCGACGCTTCGAAGCTTTCAAACAAGGCAAAATCGATCTATCCGACATGGTGTCGATTCGCAGCAATAGCATTTGGGGTAAAAGTGCTACAGTAAAATCAGTAAAAGCTTTAGGAGTTTAGGATGAATGCGGTTAAAGACAACGTAGTTCGGGCTGTTTTACGTCATCGTCGAGGTGTTATGTGGTGTCCGTTTTGTGATCGTAGCACCTAAGACGTAGGTGGACAGCAATGGTGCGAAGG